ACGTAGTGACTCGGAGTGACACCGTCTTGGAAACTGTTCGCATAGATCGTTCTAAACGACCTTTGCGGGACACCGGTGGGCCCGATACTACGTTGGGTAATTCATTGATAATGGGAGTCGCTTGGTTGCACGCGTTGGCGGGACTGCCTCGAGAGTTTGAAGAGCGTTTCTTGACCCTTGGTCTTAAGATGAAGATTAAAGAAACGAATTTGGTTGGTGCCCACTTTCTGAAAGGAATGTGGTACTTAGTTCTTAATGAAGGACACCAACAATATTGCTGGGCGCCTTTACCTTCGCGTGTACTTAAGATGGGGAAGAGTTTGGTCGATCCTCGATCAATCTTCTCCACTCGCGCCCATAAGACAACTCTCTTAGAGGCTACTAGGTTATATGCTGGTGCAGTTTCGGCTTCATATCGTCATTATAGTTGGGTTCCTCTCATTAGTGAGTTCATGGAAGCTTTTCCCCCAACTAAACCGTTCGATACGTTCGAAACGGTTTTGATGACACAGCGAAATATAACCCAGGATGTGCGTGTTCCCCTATCTACTCAGGTAGCCCTTCACTATAACATAGATCTGAACGAAATCCTTTGGTTGTGTGACATGCTCCACAAAGCAGGACCTTTTCAGTTCATTTCGAGTCCGGCGTGCCTTCTGATGGCGCGCCAGGACTACGCTTAACTTCCTGGACCCCGGGTGCCTCGGTGTTCAACACCACAACTATATAAACAAACGTTGAATACTGCGAACGGATACATAATGGATCCGACAAAACTTCGAGATCGATTCACACTTCAGGACCCCTACCTGGGTCGTACAACAGACGGTGCTCAATGGGCGATGAAAGCTCTTCATCCAGCCTGTAATACCGCTGCGATAACGGGTATCCCGGATCGCACTGGTGTTCCGGTGGCTGTGACTGAGTTCAAAAGTAGTTACACTATTCAAAATACGGTGAATGCACTTAATTTTGATGCAGTGTTGACCTTTCTACCATCGCCTCAACTTTTCGGGACGAGTTCAATGACACAAGCCGGTGTTCAAATTCTGGGTGATTACTTTGTGAACACTCAGTTGTCTGGTGCGGGATTGACAGAGAAACGTCAGTTCTGGCATCAACAAGTTGCTACTGCTCGTTTGGCTTACTATGGGATTACCATTTCCTACGATTGTGCTACTCTTACAGACAATGGTACTCTCACGGCTGGCCAGACTATGCCTTGTTGGGTTCTTGTTTCAAGCACGAATCCTGCTACTCAGGCGTATTCAGGGATAGCAATTACGTATGGTAATTTGATCAACATGCCCCTGGCAGTACAGTACCGAGCGAGAGACGGTGCTTACATGCCTGTGAAGTTGACAAATCCGGCTCTACCCTTCATTGATCAATCTAATGACTTCGCTTATGGAGGGTGGTATCCTGTAGGCCAAGGCTTGCCAAACAACTTTTTGATGTCTCAGCTCTTGGACGGTCAAATGGCTTCTGTAGCCTTCAGGAATGTCTCTGCATCAACCATGTTACGGGTTACCGTTCGGATGGGGTTAGAAGTAACTCCAACGCCTGGTAGTTCGTATAGCTCTTTTATGCATCCATCTCCGTTGCCAGATTCTCTTGCATTGGATGCGTATTACACGATCAGTGCTCACATGAATGATGCGTACCCCGATGAGTTCAATGATTGGAACAAGCTCAAGCAGGTTGTCAGTAAGATTGGGCGGTTTCTTCTACCTGCTTTAGGTTTGGCGGGTGATGTGATTGCTCCCGGCTTGGGGACCGCAGTCACTCATACGTTGAACTTAGGCGCTCGGGGGATCAATGCTATAGTTGAGGATACGGGAAAACGTAAACAGCGCAAGTTAAATCAGCGCATGGCGTCTCTACCCCTCACCGCGTACAAGCGTGTGCCCCCACGCCCTCCAACTGGTCCTAAGCCCTCCCGTCCTTCGTCCGCTCGTAGTTCTGGTTCTCAAAAGAAGAAGCAGTGAACAACCGAGGCAAAACCCACAATCTCTCCG